AAACAAGTTATTTGATTTCTAAATATGAGTAACCAATTCATATCAAAATGTATTTCTTATTCTTCAATCCATTTATCAATCATTCCCTTAAATTCATTTCTTTTTTCAAGTGTTAACAATGATAGGCACTTTTCTTTTTTTGAAACATCATAAAATGCTAATCTATATATACTATACTTATTCTTAGGTATTTATATATAGTAGTATATAGGTATAGTAAGTAATAGGTAGTGTGTATATATATCTATATAAGAGTCTTTTACAACAGATAGGTTAAGTGGACATTTCCGATAACCGTTTATATTATAAGAATTTATGTTGTCGAAGTTACTATAATTCATTTAGGTTTACCCGGACATAGAGTGTTTGATAATTATTGTATGGTGTACTGATACTAAGAAACCTAATCCCGCCCCATCCAAAAATGAACAGCCGACTGATTATCGTCTTGATAACCGACCGGCTGTTTGGTGATGTGATTATTGTCTGATTCTCTTATCACAAGTGCCGCACAAGAAAGTGATAACCGGCTCTTTACCTTTGTCAGTAATAATCCATTGTATATGTGGTGTAGCGTTTTCAATGGGTAATGTATGGCCGCATAGATAACAATCGGCTATTATATTTTCACCTATTAGATATACTTCATTTGTCTGTATTTTCATAATCAATCCCCTAACATAACGACAGATACACTAAGACCATGAGTATTAGCATATCGACCGCTTTGATATTGTTGTATAGTCTGGTCATAAGTATAATATAACACACACAAGACATAAATGCAAGCGAAATCTTTTTATTTTAGTTAAATAGTCTTATCGGTCTATGGTCTGTGGTCTATCTGATGTTCGGTCTGGTCTGATTTGGAAGACCCTCCGCCGCCACCCTTGCGTTATCGGGCGTGGAGTCCCTGACCACCTTTCCTACTCAAAACCCCCACCCCATTTTCCCTGTTAGATAATCACTTAACACTCGTAACCCCTTATTATACAGTAAGTTAGCATGTTAATCGTGACATTGCAGGGTAACATAACGATATAATCGTTACAGTCAACGGGACTCCTACTAAAATATGTAGAAAAAATAAAATAATTATTATTTTTATTCTCCCAGAGCTTATAATTACTACCAATCCTGTAAGGAATATAGAGGGCAGTGTATATCTGTCCGTTTATACCGGTAAGCAGCCCAGGGGCCTTAAATCACATACTATGTAAGACCATCTGGGCCATGCTTACCCCGGAATATCAACCCCACGTTAGAGAGGAACAGATGAGATGAGACCATATAGCATAAAAGTCAAATGTGTTAAATGTGGGAAAAAATTAGATCATATATTATTTGACTCTAAAACAATGGTATGTCCTGATTGCGGTGGAGGACTTGTAAACGATGAATAGACAGCAGATCGCAGCCATATACGATAACTTAACAGAAGATCAACAGAACATACCTCGCGAACAGTTCATCAAGCGGGTCATGGGTGTTATAGATCCGGTCAAGAACAAGCGGGTCCTCGATGCGATAGTCGAGCGGAAGCATCAGAAACGCGTAGGTGAGATGCAGAAGGCAGTGATCGACAGTGCGATAACCAGAGGGAAGAAATGAAAACTGTTAAGGTTCATACTTATTGTCTGGCGTGCGATTTTTCAGTCGAATACGATCTTGATACGAATGAACATGGATTCTTTGTAATGCCAGAAGCCCACTGTCCTAATGATCTGCTGATACTTGATCAAGAAATACGGCGATTGCCAGTTGATGTGGAGAATGATGCGAAGAGTTAAGACGCACACGTTTGCGGGAGTTTCTTATAATGTTGATGTCGAAGGATCGTTTGATGGGATCTGTGAGTTCTCTCGAAGCACTAAGCGGCCAGCATTGAGGGTTGCTGTTGATATTGATACACAAAGAGGATTAGAGACTTTGTTGCACGAGTGTCTTCACGCTGAAGTTTGGGCGAAGACTGAAGAAGTAGTTGATAGAGCGTCTTGTGATATTGCCCGATTGTTATGGCGATTGGGGTTTCGTAGAAAATGAACGATTGGCCCGGCATTGCGTTACTCAAATGGTGTCGGGAATATAGTAAAGGAGAAACAATGGGCGAACATTATTCATGCGACAATTCTGGAAATCGCATTCCAGCCGTTGTAGAAGCATGTGATCCAGTAGCAGCATCGGGGATAACAATATCTATGGCCACAAGTGGTAATGATTATACACAGACATTAGTTGGTGGCCAAATATATGTCATTACTTTTATAGGTACGGCGGGTAAAGTCATGCTTGCAAGTATTACAGGAGTAACAAGTACGGCAGCCAATATAGAATGGGTATTCATGGCTAATGTTAATTATCTTTTCCGCATGCCGATGGGTAAAATTACATTATATTGTGAAAGTAATGAAAATACTACGAAAGCATATGTGAGGAAACTTGCAGATTAAGGAAACGTGATGAGGAAGTGGATTCTAAGAGTAGGAATAGCACTGTGGCTTATGGGTTCCGTGATTTCATTGAGTTTCTTACATAGGAAACCAGTTGATTTGCCGAAACTTTACTGTAAGGCATCTCCCGCCGTTGTGGGGATTGGTGCTGAACGTGATCCTGATGATAACGGTTATCCATATTATCAATGGATGGATGATGACATTAAATGGCAAGCAACGGGCTTTTTTGTAACTCCTAATCTGATAGCAACAGCCGGACATGTGTGTGAGGATACTGAATCTTTCGAGGTGATGTTTCAAGATGGCACGCGAGCCAAGGCTGATTTCGTGCATATGGAAAGCATAGATAGATGTGACGTTGGATTTATTAGGCTTCGTAGTGAACATCGGAAAGATCGTCCTTATCTTGATCTGGATGTTAAGGTAGAGATTGGTGAAGATCTTGCAATTCTTGGTTATCCCTGGGGATTGAATAATGGGATCGCATTGACACAAGGTGTAATGAGCCTTACTGGTCGAAGTGAACCGTTTTTTGGTGTTAAACTGGTGATGCAAACTGATACTGCTTCGTGGCCTGGCAACTCTGGCAGTCCAGTGATCGATATGGATGGCGAAGTTGTAGGTATCCTTATCGGCGGTCGATACGGATGTGATAGTTGGAGTATCGTCACTCCCGCCAGATTGGTAAAACTTGCTATGCAGAAAGCATTAGCTGAGATGGAATTAATAAAATGCCCTTAACTGAAAAAGGCAAGAAGATAAAAGCGGCAATGATTAAACAATATGGTGCCAAAAAAGGCGAGCAGGTGTTCTATGCGAGCCAACAAAAAGGCACTATAACTGGAACTGATATTAAGAATTATGCAAGAAGGCACGGAAAAAAGCGAACACGGTAAGAAATCAATAGCTGGCAAGTTGCTCTCGAAATTCATTCGAGAAATAGCCAATGAGGTGCATGACGACCCTGTGATCAAAGCAAAGGGTGAGGAAGCCGTGATGCTCACCAAGGCTGAGGCTCTTGCAAGATACATGTGGAAGGCTGCTTTAGGTTGGGAAGAATCCGTTGATGTGTATAAGAACGGAGTAAAAACTGGTGTCAGGCCTGAAATTCATAAACCTGACAAAACTTTTATTGGCATGATTTGGGATCGAATGGAAGGTCGTGCGGCGATGATTGATGCTAAGAGTGGTAGTGACAAGGCATCGTTGACTGAACGAGTGTCTGAACAAGGCAAGAAACGCCTGGGTCAGATAGCGAAGAGTTCTTTGACAAGTAAATAATGATTGATGTAACCGAAAAACTCAAACCGGAATTGTCAACTCCTTTTCCGAACATACCTGAGTTCTATAAATGCACCAGGACTGGATTATTGCTTCCTAAAAGAGAATTGGCCAATATCAAATATCGGGAAGATGTTCTACGTGACGCAGAATATGATAAGGGTTTTCAGAATGATCTAATGGCCGCAAGTGCGGAATCGCTTTTATTCTGGATTAATACTTTTGTCTGGACATTCCATCAATTTGATGTACGTGGTGATACTGGAGAACGGCATGAGGCTGAAGCAGTTCATTGTCCGTTTATATCTTGGGAGATTCAGGATGTTTTATTTGAGCGTTTGATTTGGCACCTTAAAAATGCAAAAGACATCTTGATTAACAAATCACGTGACATGGGTGCTTCATGGATATGCACTATTTTTATGCACTGGCTCTGGTTATTCAGATCTGATTCACCACAACTTCTTGAACTGTCAAGAACTGAACCTTATGTTGACCAGGCCGGTAACATGAAGGCATTGTTTCAGAAACATGATTATATCAATACTTGGTTGCCTGAATGGATGCTACCACCGATGGTCGGTATTGGACAAAAATATCGTACCAAGATGCACTTATTCAATATGTTGACTGGTGGTTGTATAGATGGCGAATCAACCACCGAACACGCGGCATCAGGTGATAGGCGACTTGTGGCTTTATTAGATGAGTTCGCTAAAGTGAAGCATGGACGATTGATGCGTTCAGCAACACGAGATGCAGCATTGGTGCGTATTGTTAATAGCACAGTAAGTGGTCCTGGAAGTGAATATTCCAAATGGAAGAACGATGGAACTATAGTTGTATTTCCGTTGATGTGGTGGGATCATCCAGATAAAGGCCGAGGTCGCCATGTAGTTCAGGACTCAGTGACTAATGCTTACAAGATTAGGTCACCTTGGTATGATGTTGAAGATGAAGTTAGATCACCACAGGAAATGGCAAGGGAAATCGATGCTAATGATCTCGAAGCCGGTTCGACATTCTTTACTGTCACGAACATTGAGAAACATATAGCGATATTTGGCCGTTCACCTAAAACTCAATGGGATGTTGATTTAGCAAAAGGAGTAGCTAATGATAGCATTCCGATGATTCTGAAGAAAAAGGACCAAAAGAAAATAGTATGTAAACGGACAGTTAAAGGTAGACTCAAGATTTGGGTCAATCTGATAAACGGTAGATTAGATCAGAATTTTGATTACGTTATTGGTTTCGATTTGTCCAAAGGGCAGGGAGCATCTAATTCAGTCGGATCGATCAAATGTCGACAAACTGGTGAGAAAGTAGCTGAATGGGCTGATGCTAATACGCCGCCATATGAGATGGCCCGTGTCGCTATGGCGTTGGCATTATGGGTCGGCGGAAGAAAGAAACTCCCGTTCTTAAAATGGGAGATGAACGGTGATCCTGGTTATGATTTTGGTGCATTGGTTGTAAAGAAATTTCATTATCCGTACTATTATCGTGATGTGAAAGTTGGTAATATTAGGGATAAGAAAACTAAAAAATATGGATGGCATAATAACGAAAAATCCAAAGGCGTGTTACTTAACGCATATGATAGAGCATTGGCTCATGGAGGCTATATTAATCATTCTATACCAGCACTTGAGGAAGCCAAAACTTATATCCACAATGATGATGGGAGCATTGGTCCCGCGTGTTTGGTAGAAGAGAGTAGTGCTGCTAAAAAGACGCACGGTGACAGAACAATGGCAGATGCGTTGACCATAGAAGACAAATATTATAAATTAAGGATAGGGAAAGAATCTGGGGAATTTAGAAATGATATGAGAACTATTGCAGGACGTAAGGCGGCGTGGAAAAAGAAACGTATCAAGCCAAAGGGGTGGCGAACAGGTTTTGATTTTAGGAAGTAGAAATGGCTGAGTATTTTACTCCTCAAAAATTTGCATTGGCTGTCCGTCAGGGATTCGAGAGAAATAAACGCCATCGTAGAGCCAGAGCGATGTTCATTAAGGAATATGTAGGTAAATATTACGCTTCTGAATTTGGTCTTACTGGTGATGAACCTATCAATCTGATATTCAATACAATCCGTGCGACAGTTCCGAATCTCGTAATGAAGAGTGGGATTAATAAAGTATCAACTGAAATAACTGAATATAGGCAATACGCGTATTTACTCGGACTTGCATTAGATAAACTTGATAAAAATATAAAACTTAAAGATACATTGAGAGCCGGAATTGTTGATGCTTTCTTTATGATGGGCATTTTCAAAACTGGTTTGGCTGGTGGTGGCCAAATATTAAATTTTGGTGATATATTCATTGATGAAGGTCAAGTATATACTGATCTTGTTGATTTCGATGATTTCACCGCAGATCCATCATGTAAAGATTATCGCAAAGCGGCATTTCTCGGTGATAGAAATCGAGTTCCGCGACAGATTTTGCTGGATAACGATGAGATGGATCACGATCTTGTATTGAAAATACCGAAATCAATTCATCCTAATGCCAAAGATAAGATTGAAGCTCTTACCAAAAGAAATATGAGTGATAGCGAAATGTATGAACTTCAGGATTTTGTAGATGTGGTAGAAGTTTTCGTACCAGGTGCTAATGCTTTAATCACTATTCCAGATCCATCCCAAAAGATCTTTAGTGAATATCTTGCTGCACGCGATTATTACGGTCCGAAAGAGGGACCATATTCTATACTCGCCCTAACACAACCGGTGCCAGGCAATCCATTCCCAGTAGCACCAGTTGGTGTCCACTATGATCTACACAGAATGGCCAACAAAATGATGGTCAAAACTATGGAACAGGCTGATCGTGAAAAAAGTATTGCTATTGTAGATCCAGCAGGTGCAGATGAAGCTGAGGATATAAGAACTGAATCAGATGGCGGTACAGTAATGGGTAATCCTGATACCGTTAAGGTAGTGACTTTTGGCGGCAACAATGTCAAGAGTGAAGCAATGCTTCAGCAGTGTCAAATATGGCATAATTATATGTCAGGTAATCCAGATCAGATGTCTGGCCTGGTATCTAATGCTGAATCAGCAACACAGGCTAATATCTTGCAAGCTAACGCGACTATTACTATTGAAGACTGTCGTGGTATGATTTATGATATTGCGGCTGATACTGCCGAGAAGAGGGGTTGGTATTTGCATACTGATCCGTTCATGGATATTATGCTTGCCAGAAGGAAACCAGGTGGTGAATATGAACAGTTACATTTAACTCCTGAACAAAGAGATGGTGACTTTCTTGATTATACATTCACTTATAAGGCAAGATCGATGTCACGCCTTGACCCGGCTGTTAGAACTAAACGGGTTGTTGAGTTTGGTACTAATGTTGTGCCAAGTATGATGAACACTGCTATGGTGGCACAGCAGATGGGTAGACCATTTAATGTTGAATCTGCCCTTACTGCTATTGCAGAGGAACAAGGTATTCTTGATGATGTTCAGGATTGGTTTGACGATCCTAATTTTATGCAACGTATGCAATTAGTCCAGGCAATGAATCCACAACCGGTAGGTAAGGCACAACCGATGCAGGGCGGGACCAGGGGTATTCCACAACAGACTAAGGTGCAATCTCCGTTTCAGGAGAGAAAACAAATGGAACAGATAGGGGCGAATGAAAGCCAAAGTGCCAGAACAAGTGAACCAGGAGTGTGATATGGAAAGTACAGCAATAGAACCAGCAAGACCAAAAAAGATTAGTGGATATGATCGATATGATGTTGAAGATGGTGTAAGGACAATGAGACGTGCAGCGGAGATCGAGAAAGATCCCAAATTTCTTGCAATTGTGGTCAAAGAAATGAATACGGAAGCTGATAATTTAGAAAAGAAAGCCAAACTTCTTGTTACAACTTCTGCTAAATTGAAGAAAGTATTTGGGAAGAAGAAATAATGGTAAAAATAGTTAAACCAACTGGATGGGAACAATCACAAATTGATAAAGCGTTAAGAAAAAAATATCCCCATATGTTAACTGAATCATGGGTTAAGAGATTGAAGAAAAAAGTACAAAAAGAATTGAAAAAAAGACGTAGATCTAAAGCATATCAATTAGGTGTAGCTGGTATGTCAAAAAAGAAAACTGAACAAATAATAGGTAGATAATATGCCACTCTATAGCTTCCAATGCCCGAAATGCGGAAACAAAGATGAACGCGTTAGGCGTATGAAAAACGCTGATAAGATATGTAATTGTTTGAAATGCAGTACTAAAATGAATCGTGACCTTAAAACTGATTTACCATTTGCTTCTGGTGATTATCATCACAGTGCGATTCATTCTGATTCTCTTGCCATTAGCCCAGATCAGAGAGCAGAACATTTGCAGAAATTCCCCAATATCAAATTAGATAGTCAGAATCGTCCGGTGTTCGATAATTTTCAGAATCATCAGGCGTATTTAGATAAATGTAATATCGTGAAGGAACGAAAAAAGATTAAACCCAAGGGAGTGAGAATAGCCTAAAGAAGATAACTTACCCTCTCATTGTGAGAGCAACTTATTTTTAGAAAGGATAATGAAATGAAGACGTTAAACGAAACCGAGCAAGTCGCAGAAACAGAAGATGATCATACAGAGAGTCTAAAGAAGCTGGATGTAGCGGCGATTGATAATCCGGTGTTAGTAAATACTGTCCAGGAAAGACTTGACAATTTGAATTTACTTACGAAGGATGAGGACCTCAATAAACTCGGTGGTAAAACGACAGTTTCAGATGAAGAGGATGATGGTTCTACCTCTGGAGTTACGGATGATACTACTGTAAAGGATGACGGTCAGACAGAATCTCAAACTGAATCAACTGAATCCACCTCGGAAGCGGAGAATAAGGATGAAATCCCGGAGTCGTATATTCGGGCGGCCATCCACCAGAAATGGACTCAAAAAGATGTTGATGAATTAATAGAGAGTAATCCTGGATTAGCTAAACGAACATTTGAGAATTGTTACAATAGTGTTGTTCAGGCTTCAAAGGATTTCTCAGAGATTGGCCGTGCAAAGATTGAGTTGGATCGACAACAGACTGTTAAAACCCAGACCCAGGCTGTGGCTGAAACAGTTGCACAGGAAGATCCTAAAACAGTGGCGTTGATTGCTAAACTGCGTAAAGAATATACTGATGATCCATTGATCGAAGTTGTGATCAAGGATTTAGAAGCTAAACCCAAACCTGTTCAGCAACCAGTTTCGCAACAGCAGCAGGGTTATGAAACTGCTACAGCACGAGCCAATGTAGCGGCTAATGCTGCTATTGATCAGAGAGTTAATTCTTTCTTCGATGCTGGTGATATGAAACTTTATGAAAAGTTTTATGGCAAACTTGAACTCGGCCAGATTCCAGAAGATCTTTCTAACGGTCAACAACTTAACAGATTGGCTGTTCTTCAGGAAGCTGAGTTCATAATGGCCGGACATGGCGTAAGAGGCCAGAAGATTGAAGTAGAACAAGCTCTTGAGAAAGCTCATCTTATTGTCACTGAACCTATCAGAACACGAGTTGTACGTGATAGCCTAAAGGCAACTGCAACGAAGCGTAAGAAAAGCATGACACTCAGACCATCTGATAGCAAACGTTCAAGTGATAGTATGAATACTGATTCATCTAAACCAAGAAATCGTAGAGAATTGGAAAACGCAGTTCAGCAAAAACTGGATAGCGTATTCAAGAAGTAAACAAGGAGTAAATAATGGCTGGAATAGCTAATGCAGATCTTATTGACCTGATCGCAACTACTCTGCCACAGTTACCTGAGCAATATTTTGAGGTAACGTGGACGAATAACGATTACGAAGCCTGCCGAATCTATCAGAGAGATCGGATGGAAGTTGATGGCGGGACTTCAATCAAGCGTAAGGTCATGTTTAACAACACAGGGAATGCTCGTTATCGCAGACTTTTCGATACCGATGATCCCGCTGTGTCAGATGTTATGACTGAGATCGATGTGCCCTGGACTCAAATAGGTACACATTACTCGTGGGACATACTCGAACTCAAGCGTAACCAAAGTGCAAGAGGTTTCATCCGCTTGCTCGAAACCAGGCGAATCGATGGTCTATGGAGTCTTGCAGATCTAATCGAAGAGCGTTTCTGGATGACTCCAGATACTTCAACCGATGACTTGCATCCATATGGTGTACCGTATTATCTTAACATGTGTAACCCCGGCGTTACAGGTAACGGTTGGAATGGTACTAATGTTGTTTTTCAGGATCGAAGTCATAGTCGTACTTGTGCGGGTGTTAGCACTGCTACTGAATCAAAGTGGGCGAATGCCGCAGGTACATACACTGCCGTGAATAATGCCATGCTTGAGTCTTTCAGAACATTGTTTATGATGACCAAATTCAAAGCTCCGCTGATCCTTAATGATCCGGCACAGACACGTAATGCCGCCAAAAGAGTTTATGCCAATCTGGAAACTGTTGTGAAGTTACAGGTATTGGCTGATGCTCGTGATGATTTTCATCGTGGCAAAGATGTACTTGGCAATATCCGCATTGATGATAGTGCTACAGTGTATCTGAATCGTTTGCCGGTTGTTTACATCAGCGAACTTGATGGTACTGTAGTTACAATGGATGATGCTGATGATGCAACTATGACGGCAGATCCGATTTATTGTGTTGACTTTGAGAAATTCATCCCTTATGTTCAGGATGGTTACTGGATGGAAGAGACTGAACCAATCAGTGGTGGAGTCACTCAACATACGACTTTCACCGTCTTCCTGGATGGTTCTCATAATAACTTGTGTGGCAATCGTAGGAAAGCTGGATTCGTAATTCATAAGCCAGTCGTTGGCACTGATCCAGATGCTTAATATTAACCCTGGCTGAAGCCTGATCGCTTCAGTTCTAAACAGAGGAAAAGAAAATGGCTAAAATAGTAAGTATGAGTTCGGGTGCAATCGACCCGATCAACGTAACAAAGAGAGTGTTTTGGCGGCCAGTGACTTCAACTACGGTGTTGAAAGTTGGACAACCAGTGTGTTACAATAGTGATTCAGTTCAAGATCACAAGGAACGTACTGTTGATCCAACTCATCTCGGCCTTAGTCAAACTACTTATTCTGAAGGTGCACAAGATTTTACTGGTCGTTTGTTTATCGTTGAAGAGCCTTTGACAGCTAATCTAATGTCATTCGCTGGTATCGTCAAAAGCCTCGGCCCTAAAGCTGGTGCGGATGGTGATATGATTGAAATCTTTATGCCAGTAGACGGTGCTGTGGTTCCAGTTTACACCGATGAAAATTGTCAGGTAAACAGAACACTTCTTGGCATTCATAATGCTGAAGTCGATGTCAGTTATCCTGGCGTTCCAATCGGTGTTGCTATGGAAACTAAAGATCGCTCTGGCACTGATGGTGTGGTTTGGATGAAGTTTAAGAACTTTATTTATGACAATGCAAATGCAACTTTGTGTGTAGATGATGAAGCTAATGCTGCCAACATTAGTGGTATTTATAGGATTAATGTTGAGTTCATTCAGACATCAGGTAATTGTAGTGCATTATATGTACATGCTATATCGAGTGCTGGTGCTTCTTCGGCTGGTTATGGTCTTGCTGCATATTTTCAGGGAGATATTACCGCAACTCCTGCCACTCATTGTCCCATTGTTGGTATTTGGATGAATCTTACGGGTGGAACTCCCACAGAATATCTTTATCCGCTTGAGGTCGGTTTGTATGAAGATGGTGCTACACTTACAAGCACAAGTATTTTGGCAGTTCTTTCTTTGACGCATCAAGTAGCTGATGCTCCTTCTGCAAATTCATTTTGTTGGATGTATTTAGATGAAAATGGAGCTGAGACTGTTGACAACTTTATCCGTACAAAGAACAAAGGTGATTTAGGTGACGAAGCTATGACAGCCGATCATACTTTTGATACTGCCGATAGGTGTATTCGTGTACGTTTTTCTGCAAGTTCAGAGACTTTCTATATTCCGTTGATGAACAATAAAGGCGATTAACAGTATTTAACTGACTCGTAACCTGGTGCCCTTGAAAACGTGGGGCACCAGGCCGGGTCTTAACGAAACCCACGTTTTGAAAGGGAAACGAAATGAAGAAGTATCGACTCAATTTAACAGAGTACGAAGTGACAGCACAAGTGCCTGTCACTAAAACAGTAGATGGCAAAGAAGTTCGACAACTTGAAAATAAAACCGAAGTGTATCCACTACGCGAGAACATCAGTGTATGGCTTCGTTCCGTAGGTATCTTCAAATCAGCCGAAGACATCGCTGAGGCTGTCAGTGTGGCTAAGCAAGTACGTGACTGCACAGCAGATTCAATCGAACTGGATGGGCGTGAGATGAGTGTACTGAAACAGGCATTAAATCGTCTGGTCGAGTTGACCGCAGAAGGCAAAGCCAATCTCGGCGGTGAGATACATGAGGAAGCCATCGTGAGGATTATTAAGGCAGAAGAGGTAAAATAATGGCCGAGCCTAATCGAGTAAGTACAATGTCAGATCTGATATTGCGTGTGGCTGAGAAGCTCGGCATAGCCGAATATACATCAGCCGGATTGATTCACGTTCCGACAGATCAGTTCAATCTCAATCTGTGTAAACGATATGTCAATAATGGTATCAGGATGTTCATGGCTGATGCACCAAGGAAAGGGTGGCGGTGGATGCGTAGAATCTGTTCAGTGATATTTGCTACGCGGGTTACTGGTACTGCTGATGCAGCCGATGCTACTTCGATTACTGATTTAACTCTTGCATCTACTTATGATATTGATGATGATTTGAATGATTGGTGGATTTATATTCTCACAGGTACAGGTGCGGGTAGTTACGCACAAATTGATGATTATACTGCTCTTACTGGTAAATGCGATGTATTAGATTGGTTAGATGCTAATGGTAATCCTGGTGGAACAGATCCAGTAGCTACTGATACATTCGCCATCACATCAGTGAAAACTAATGATGGTGACGCAGCTAAATATATTTTACCAGCAAACTTCGGTGGTACTGTTGATGGTAAAATTAAATATGCTGAAGGTTCCAGTCGCAGGAATGTTATCGAATGGTGTGATGAGGCTACAATCCGAGCACGCCGGGCTATTACTGTAAACAGCGGTAATCCACTTTTTGCGGCTATTAGACCATATCAACCAATGGATGAAAGTTTGTCTCAGTCGAGGCAATGGGAGATTATTTTCGATCCCGAACCATCAGCAGTTAAAACTGTTGAGTTTCCCTATACACTTCATTTCGATAAAATGGATTTTGAAGCTGGTGTAGCTGATAGCGGTACTGACACTACAGTTGTAGATGCAACCAGAACAGAAGGAGATGATTATTTTCTTGGTTGGGTAATTAGAATAGTTGCTGGCACTGGTTTGGGTAGTTATGGAATAGTGGATGACTATCATTCCGCGACTGGTACATTCGATGTACCTGATTGGCTCACTGCTGCTGGTGCGGCAGGTGGAACTAATCCTGGTGTTGATAGTATCTATGTAGTCGAACCAGCCGCTAATTTACACCCAGCAGGACATCAGTTTGACTTTGTTATTGAAGCCGTTTGCTTAGCTCGTGTTGAAGCAGAGAGTGAGGACGAGCATTTTGATACATTCTGGCTCGATTTCTACCATAAAAAGGCATTGCCCAATGCTCATAGATTAGATATGCGGAGTGCTCCGAGATCACTCGGTCCGATGTTGAATGGTCCAGCCCTACCTCGTGGTAGGAGTTTTAATGACGTAGTTTATGAATAAATAAGGTTGGGTAAATATGATCCCAGTAAATGAAAGGAAATTGAAATGGCAGCGAACAGAGCCAATATTGGTTGGTATATAGACAATCAAATCGGTGGTGAAGATGATAGAATTACAGGTAAAGTTTATGAGAAAGAAGTAATACTTACCAACGCAGAACTTAAAGCCCTAAATACCACAGCAAAGGAACTCGTAGTTGCACCAGGATCAGGTAAATTCATTGAATTTATTAGTGCTGTGTTACATTTAGATTATGGTTCGGAAGTTTTAACAGAGTCAGCAGATAATTTAGACATTGAATATGACAGTGGAACAGGTCCAGCAGTTTGTACTACGATTGAGTGTACTGGTTTTATTACTGCATCTGCCGACCAGGTAATGCTTGCCACTGCCCTTGTACTTGCAGGGACGACTACGGCGGCATCAACACTCAATAAAAATCTTGTGTTGCTTAGTAATGAAGGAGATTTTGCTGGGAATGCAAGTGCCGATACTATATTAACAGTGAAAGTTATGTATCGCGTTCACGATTTTAGTTAATACGACTGCCGCTGTCACCAGGATGAGTGATATGCAGATTATACCCTGTTGACCGTAGTATATATATATACTACGGTCAATGGTATTATATTATCAAAAAGGATAAGGTAGTGAAATGGCAGAGATTTTCTTTCCAATTAAAGGACTCCATAAAGGTTTCGTTACAGAGAAACAACCACCGCTTACGAGTTTCAGTATGTTGAATGTTAGACCTTACGATCCTTTAAGTAATAGATTGCGTGGTGGACAGAGGCCGGGATTAGCTAAATGGGGTGCTGGTACGCAAATCGGTGCGGCAGAACAACCTGTGGTTGCGATATGTACAGTAAGTTCGGTGGCATGATATGGCAGCAGGTGATCCAACAGGTGATGATTTATGTGTAGGCACTACTGATGGAGATACTTTAGCAACATACGGCAGTTGGACAGAGAGAGAGATAACTTTTGTTACTCCCATTGAACTAACGTCTGGTACAAAGTATGCTATAATAGTACGTGCAGCAGCAGGCGACCTTATGTGGAGCAAACGGATTGATAATCCCTATGCTAATGGTGACTTGTATGAAAGTTCTGATTCTGGAAGTTCTTGGACTATCGAGACAGATGATGATTGTTGGTTTAAGACTAAAGCTATGGCTGTAGAAAAAGACGATGGTTCTTTTGAGGAAGATGGGTTTAATAGGGCTGAGACTGCTGATGATTGGAATGCACAGACATTTACTGCTTCTTCAACTTATACAATTTCAAGTGTTATATTAAAATTAAGTCTTTGGACTGGAACAACCCCTGGTACTGTTACTGTAAGTATCAGGGCAACAGATACAGGAAAGCCAGGTCAACCTACAATCGTGTCACCAACTCCAACAGGTGTAACAGATATAACACTGGATGAAACCCCATTAGAGTGGGCTACTGGTGATCCTGCTGGTGATACTTATGAAATATATTTTCGTGAATCAGGAGATGATTGGGAACTTGTTGGCGTAGCTCAAACGGGTGTTACGTGGGCTATTGTCTTTGGAACGCTGGCTTATGAAACTACCTACGAGTGGCGTATAGATGCCACAAATGAATATGGCACAACAGAGGGAGCTACTTGGTCATTTGATACTATTGATTATGACCGAATACGGGTAAGTTATAGACTTATTAGTGGTGGTAGTGGTGCTGGACCATATGATGATCCACCCGGAACCGAAGGAACGGATTGGGCATGGACCGGTGAAAATAATATGCTCACGATCAAGAGACTGGTAGCTGCGGCGAATGATAAGATCTGGTATGAAAGTATATAAACATGGCAGTCGACATTAATGAACGAGCAACTATCAAAAGGCTTGTAGTTGCTGGTAATGATGAGGTCTGGTGCGAAATGAGTGCGGGTACTTTAACAGAATTGGATACGAGTAGTGGAGCTATTGATACGAGCGATAATTTGAATATGTTCGAGGCATACCAAAAGGTATTTATAGTTAATGGTGCTAATCTTAAAGTAGCAGATTTTGTTAATACTAAATTAACATCTGACGCTGAAATCACTACTTATCTTCCTTCACATGGTGATATTCTCACACAAGATCAGACTGGTGGTAAATATGCTTATATGGTTGTAGATTTCATATCAGCATGGGCTGGTGGAGCACATCTTATTTATGGGTATGCCTATTATGCTGGTGGGGCTACAGCATTCACTACTACACATGATGTTAAAGATGCTGATGGAGATACTGTAATAGCGAATGCAAATTTAACTACTATTACGGCTTCACCACATTGGTATGATTGGACAGTTTATAATGGTGATGAAATTACTTACGGTACTATACCCAATAAAGCATATCTTGGTTGCTTATACTGTGGTAGACCAATTCTATCTGGTAACCCAGAACATCCTGATCAATGGTATATGGCACGGCAAACTAATCCTTGGGATTTTTCTTATCTCGCGGGTGATGCGGGAACACCAGTGATGGGTGGTAATGCTGATGCTGGTGAACTTGGTGACATTGTACGTTGTCTTATACCATATAAAGATGATTATCTTATTTTTGGTTTGGCTACTTGCATTTGGTATTTATCAGCCGATCCAGC